CTCTGGTTTAAGGGCATGCCAAGGAAATACGCGAGGTGATCTCATGCGCGGCCACGTCCAGAAGAAGGCCGGGAACTGGTACGTAGTCCTGGAGCTTGAGCGCGGCGAGGACGGGAAACGCCGGCAGAAGTGGATCTCCGTGCGCGAGGAGTTGGGCCTACCGAAGCCGGCGACAAAGAAGCAGGCAGAAGAGCTACTAACGAAAAAGCTGAAAGAGCTGCAGGACGGCACGTACTTCGAGCCGGCGGAGATTACGCTGAAGGAATATCTGAACCGCTGGCTGGAAGATTATGCGAAGCTGAACGTGCGTCCCAGCACGTATCAGAATTACAAAACCCTCATCGAGAAGCATATCATTCCAGCGCTAGGCGACATCCCGTTAAAAAAGCTGCGCCCCATGCATCTTCAGCGGCTGTATGCGGACAAGCTCCAGGGTGGCCGCCAGGACAAAAAGAAAGGCGGGCTTTCTACCCGCACGGTGAGATATCTGCATTCTCTTTTGCATGAGGCCCTGGCCCAGGCGGTGAAGTGGGAGTTGGTCGCGCGCAACGTAGCCGAGGCCGCGCAACCGCCGCGCCTTCAGAGCCGCGAGCGCCAGGCGTGGACGGCGGAGCAGGCAGCGCAGTTTCTGGAAGTTGCCCGGTCCCACCGGCTATATCCGCTGTACCTGCTCGCACTCAGCACGGGCATGAGGCGTGGCGAAATCCTGGGCCTGCGCTGGGAGGATGTAGACTTCGACGCCAAGGCCCTATATGTTCGGCAGACGGCGGTTCCTGACAAGGGCAAGGTGCGGTTCAGCGAGCCGAAGACGGAGAAGTCGCGTCGGCGTGTTGCTCTTTCGCAGAAGGTCATCGAAGTTCTAAAAGCGTGGCGACAGAAACAGCGCAAAGAAGCCATGGCGCTGGGCAAGCCGGAAGCCGCCAATGGGTTGGTATTCACATCCGAAGCCGGCACGCCGATTAACCCCCGGAACCTAGCCCGGAACTTTGCGATGCTTATAGACAAGGCTAAACTCCCGCCGATCCCATTCCATGCCCTGCGGCATACCTACGCGACGATCATGCTTCGAGAAGGCATGCACCCGAAGATCATCCAGGAACGCCTGGGGCATTCGCGGAGCAGCACAACGCTGGACATATACTCCCATGTTACGCCCGATATGCAGGCGACAGTAGCGGAACGGTTCGACGAAATCCTTCAGTCAACTAAAGGAGGGAAAAAGGAGAGAACTCAGGGCTAGGAGAGAAGAAATACAAAAACGGCGTGGGCTGAAACCCGCGCCGCTTCTATGTTTCCTGGTGGACCTGAAGGGAGTCGAACCCTCGACCTCTTGAATGCGAGTCTTGAGGCATCTTTTCTCCGCCGTGGTCTGTAGTTGTTCAAAGCCTTGTTTTGCCTGGGTTTTTGAGGATGGCCAGAACCCGTGTTTGTGCTGTTCTTGCCCCTAGTTTCTCTCCGACGGAGAGAATTTAGGAGAGAAATACCGCCCGGTACACACGCGCGGGCGGCGATTGGGCGACGGTAGCCCGTGTGCGGCGCATAAAAAAAGAGGAGCAGTAGCCTGCTCCTCATTATTCTTCCTGCACCGCTTCCTTTTCGCGTTTATAGGCCTCGATCTGGTTTCGTAGCCAGACCGGGCCTGCCGCTAGTTCGGCTACTGGCCTTGGAAAGCTTCCCCGGGCGCGGTAGGTAGCCACCTTCCGAGGGTCCCAATTGAGAATTTCTGCAGCTTCCCGCAGTCCTACAAGCTCATCGCGCCGAGCATGTCGTCCTGCGCGGTACCGTAACCAGGCTTCCTCATCCACACTGATAAAACGCGGTTGCGTTGGGAGTAAGACAATCACTCCCGCCAATTCAATGCCTAGCGCCGCTTCTAGCAACCAGTCGGCGGCTTGGTCTTCGTCCCAGCCCTCGGCAACCAAGGCCTCCAGGGCTGCCTTGACGCCCAGAGCGCGGATATCAGCCGTGCCGGCTTCGCGGCGGGCCTCGAAGGGGGCGTCCCAGGCGGACAGCCCCCGCTCCTGCATTATCTTATCGAGTTCAACCGTTACCATGCTCCCCATTCCTCCTAGTGGATGTCGATGCCATATTTTTCGCGGATCTCGGCCGGAAGCTCAAGGATAAAGTCTACAAACTCTGGATCATCAACCGTCGGGTAACCGTATTTCTCATGGAGCTCATCAATATCAAATCCTGCTTCGGCAAATACTTCGCTCAAGTCTATGGTCGGAAGGTCATAGTCGCAATACCCGAGCTTTCGCCACGCTGCATACCTGTGAGTCCCGGTGATCAGTTGGTCGCCCCACGCTACGAGAGGAGCACCTTGCCAGCCGTTCTGCTTGATGCTTTCCATTAGCTCCCCAACTTTGCCCCAATCTTCTACTTCATGTAACGGCACCATTCTGTAGCACCTCCCCGTTCTGTCGTCTTTATCATACACCCGAAAGTATGATAATGTCAACACCCTGACCAAAGATTTTTCAGGGTTTCTTTCGACAAATTTCGACGCGCAAAGGCAACAAAAAATCGGGGGCTAGTCGCCCCCTGCTACAGTTTAATTGCTACTTAGCGCGTATCCCCGGCGGCGCCACCTGTGCTGCAATTTCCAACGGATTTGGCAGCGAGATCTGGTAGTTAGCTAGCCTCTCAACAAACTGCTTCCGTTTTTCTTCCCCATTAAGGAGCATGTAAAGTAGAATCTCTTTATACGTGTGCCCTGTTTCCTGCTGCAGGAGATCAAGTACCAGTTCTATATCCCGCTTCATAGAATACCTGGTCACCTGGTCGTTCGCCAGATATTCATACTTGGCGAATATCGCTCCTAACCTAATGAGCCGCGACATCAGGGCGGCGAACTCGTTGTATAGCCTGACAAACATATCACGGTCCTCGGGAGGAACCAACTGCATAGCCATGGGGTCAAGAAAGCTAATGATAACCCGATCCCCGTCGCCTTCCACCGCAATACGCGAATACCTTTCAACCAGCGCAGGGAGAATCACGTCTGCTGTGAGCCAACACGGAAAGTTGATAGCCATGGCCGAGGCCTCCTTCCTTTGCCGTCATTATACCACATTTCGCGGCAAGTCTCGCTACTACTACGTAATAAAAAATCGGGGGCTCAGTGGCCCCCGCTACTGCTTACGCTGCATTGCTTGTTTCTATCGTCTTCGCCCACTCTTCCCCAAACTCGTCCTTGAAAGCTCTCAACGCAGCTTCAATTAACCCCTTAATTTCGTCAGGTGTAACATTCAATCCAAGTTCCGCTGCCCTGGCCGCCAGCCACTCGGCGGCCTTGTTGTATTTCTCTTCGCCGCGCAGGTCACGGTAGACCTGCTCGGTAAAGCGCACCGCCAGGGCAGCAAGCTCTTGCTTAGTAGTCAATTCCGCTTCGATCCGCCGCATGGCTTCGACACCAATTTGGCGCCTCAGCCACGCCACTGCGTAGGCTGCCAGCAGGGCGGCAAGCGCAAGCACTACATCGTACAGCAAACGCCAAAGCATCCCTTCCACGCTAGCACCTCCTTACTTCCCGAGAAGTTTCAGCACCCGGTCAAGCACGACAGCAATTTCCGCTCTCGTAATCGGTTTATCCGGGTTAAAGCGCCCCTGGTCGTCGCCCTTGAAGATGCCCAGATTCGCCAGGCGCTCGATGCTGGCCTTGGCCCAATGGGTATCCGGTACGTCGCGGAACACGCCCATTTTTTCCTTGCCTCCTTTTTCGGCTTCCTGCCAGGTAATGCCTAGGTAAGTAAGAACTCCCTTCGCCAACGCTTCGGCGGCTTGTCCCTGGAACTCCGGCGAAGCCAGAAGTTTTTCTTCGGCAGGGTTTGAAATGAAGGCCAGCTCCACCAGGGCTGCCGGCGCGCGCGTGTACTTGAGCACCTGGAAATCGGCCTCTTTGTCCAGGTCGCCGTCAGTTAGGTCGCTGCGCAGGCGTAGGTTGGGAAATGCTTGTCGCAGTTCCTGCGCCAGGATGTCGGCCAGCTTATCCCCCGCCGTCTGCCCTCGGCTCGTCCAAACCTCCATGCCGCCGGCAGCGGGATTCGTGGCGCTGTTGCAGTGCACGGACAAAAAGACGTCCGCCGCGAAATTGTTGGAAATGCGGCAGCGGTCATTCAGAGAAACATCTTGGTCAGCGGCGCGGGTCAACATTGTCTGGACGCCGTGCTGCCGCAGGTGCTCGTCGATCTTCAGCACCACCGCCAAGGTTACGTCTTTCTCTACCAGGCGGCTCGGGCCGATTGCTCCCGGGTCTTTACCGCCGTGGCCGGCGTCCAGCACGACCTTATATCGTGCCGCCATCTCCGTCCCTCCTTTCCATGTCAAACTCTTTTCGCCGTATACCAGCCAGCGCTAGCAGTTCGCCCGTTGTAAATGCAAACCAAGCGCCGACTAGCGTGGCCGGCTCCGCGCCGACCCGGAGGAACGCATACAATACTGCCGCTGCAAAAAGCGTGTTCAGTAAAATCACCAGAACGACCACGAATTTGGAGAACTTCATCCTGCTTGCCCCCGGCTCAAAAAAGTAAATATCGCCCAGAGCATACCTCCTATACCCAGCGCTACGGTTCCCACGGTCCACTTCGTCCACATAATCGCGATGTCCAGCTTCTTCTCGATGTTCTCATTTCTCACCTCTTCGGCTGCTTTCCACTCTCGCAGTTCCTGCACCACCCCCGTTAGGCCGTTGAGATCCTTCTGCAACCTGTCATGGTACGGGCAAACCTGTACCGACATCCTTATTCCCTCCTCGCACGAACACCAAAGTCTCAAAAAGTTTCTTCCGCAGGTTATAGCTGTTGCAATGCTTGAGCAGCCCGAGGTAGGACTGCACGCTGGCGTTCACCTCGTCAAGGCTGACCTCGCCCCGGGCATAGGCTCTCTGAAGGTATTTCAGGCGCCGCTTCATTTTAAGGGCCGTTCTTTTGCGGAGCTTCCTATGAGTGGGCCATATCCGGTAGCCACAGAAGTCAATCCCCTGGTCCGCCGTCCGGACGGTAGTCTTGTCGTTGAGCACCAGGTGCAAATGGTCCTGCAGAAAGGCGCCGATCTCTTCTTTGAGTCGCCAGAGATATTTCTTGTCCGGGTGCAAAATGATCACATCGTCCATGTAGCGGATATAATGCCTGACTTTCAAAACGTGCTTGGCGTACTGGTCCAGCTCGTTCAGGTAGAGGTTGGCAAACATTTGACTTGTTAGGTTGCCAATAGGCATCCCGACCCCCTCGACCCTCTCGCACTCGAAGCCGTGGTCGCCCAGGGGAATGCCAAACTTGGTGTCCTCTGACCGAACGATGGTCTCTAGCAGCCAGAGCATGTCCTCGTCGGCTATTATCCGCCGCAAGATCCCCATGAGAACGTCGTGGTCTACCCGGTAGAAATACTTGCTTATGTCCAGCTTAAGGACGTATACCCTGGGGTATCTTCTGGCCAGATACCGGAGCCAGTATTGAAGTCTGTCCGCCGCCCGGTGGGTCCCGTAGCCCACCCTGCAGGCATAACTGTCCGAGATATAGCGCCGCTCCAAGAGCGGGTTAAGAACCCTGTAGATGGCCCACTGGACCACCCGGTCCTTAAATGGCAATGCCATAATCAGCCGTTTCTTCGGGTCGTAGACGAAAAATTCCCTGTATCGGCCTACCTCGTAGGTTTTCCAGATCAGCTCGTTCTGGATGCTGATCAGGTTTTCCTCGAGGTTGCGGGTAAACGCCAGGACTTCGTCCTGAAACCTTTTGCATTTACGGGCCTCCTTGTAGGCCTCCAGAAGGTTCTCGAAATCGTAGACCTTGGGATATAGCCCCTTAAGTTTCTTCATGTCATCACCTCTAAAAGAGGCGCCGGGCGTGGCACCCTTCGCCCTCGCGGGTTACTAACTGCCTTCCCGGCAATTCAGTTTTTTGCCGGTCCCGAGCTTTGGCGGGAGCGCGGCAGGGAAGAAAGCCCCTTTACCCCTGCGCGCTGGAGGCCGGCCCGTGAGCCGGCCACTTCTGGCTACAGGGTGAAGCCGCGCGGAAGCCGATGTTGTTGTCCGAGTTCGAGCGGGCGTTGTTCAGGTTCAGGGCGAAGACCCCCGCACTGGAACCATTGTTCCAATTCCCGCCCCGGATCGGGAGGCGCTTTGGCTTTCTCCCCTAAATGGTTAACGGGCCGACTTAAGCCAGCCGCCAATCATTTTCCCTATTTCTGCGGTCATCTTAGACCAATTTTCGTACTTTTTGATCGGTAGAAACCCCAGGTCCTTTGCAAGCCGTATATAATGGCGGAGGATTTCTAACTGAACGTCGGCCTCCTGGATTGCATTCTTCTTGTAGTATCGCCTATTGGCCATAATGATGGCCTTTAGCAACTCAAACATGGCCCGCTTGGTTTCGGCCGCCAAAGTGTGCTTCTCGCTCTTGGGGTATTGCCGCAGGCAAATGTATCCGTACTGGATCATGTCGTAGGTTTTTTGAAGAACCTTCAACTCCTCAGCCAAGGCTTTTACCCCCGTGTTCAAGAACTGGGAGGGCGGGCTGTCGCCCGCCCAGCAGATTTCAGGTTTCAGAACCCAGATTACATGGGAATAAAAGCCGCGCGGAAGCCGACGGCGAAGCCCGAGAGCGAGCGGGCGTCGAACAGGGCCAGGGCGAAGACCCCCGCACTGGAACCACAGAACCAACC